CTTCTAACCACTTTTCAACTGTTGCGAGTTTCCCTGCCAGCGTAGAAGACACCGCAGCTACTTCTCTGGAAGCGCTTTTAAATACTTCAAACAGCTCAACGTACTTCTCTAGGTGCAGTAAATCAATAAGAAACTTCTTACGGTTTGCATCGGTAGCGGTCAAGAACTGTAAACTCGCATTAGTATTCTGATACACTAGCTGCGAAAAGGTTTTAAAGTCTACTCCAAGAACTTCCTGCAAAGTCTTATAGGTGTTAGTAGCCGTATGGCTAGAAATATCAGTACCATTCTTTTCGAGTTTTACTTTAATATTTGTTTTGCGATTAACTGTAATTGCATACTTATCCGCATCTTTAGTGAAAGAGAGATAAATATTATAGCCGTCATTAATATAACGGTTGGGTATGTCTGCTTTCTTAATACCTTTAGAATTTTTGTTATACAAGGCTTCCTCAATGATTAACGGTATGGAAGACTTACCCATACCGTTAGTACCAAGGATTTGTGTAACAGTATTATCATCTAATTGTAATTGATTACCAGAGCCATAACTAAAGCAGTTATCCCATTTCAACATTTGTAGTGTAATCATTGTAAGTTCCTATGAGGTCTGGTATTTTATCAGTATTAATTTCAAGTATGTAGGTTAAGTACTCTGCTAGCTCATCCTGGATTGACATATCTTTGTCTATTATCAAGGAGGCTTCTGACTTTCGTACTACTACTTTCTTATCTAGCAGCTCTGAGTTCTTTACGTTTGCTAAATCTTGTATGTCGCCTTCTACTTCGTATATCGTGTGGTCAAACTCAGTAGGGAGCATATCAGCTTCATTTGTTACTGTTTTACGAATCAACTGAGGCAAGGTGAACTCTTCCCACATCCAGCTCCAGTCTCTTTCATTGATTAGCAAATACCCAGTCTTTACCCTACTTCTATGAAAAGATGTAGTCATAGGGCTGCCTGGGTATACAATATTTTTTTGTGTATTGCTATGAGAGTGCAAGTCTCCTGCAAATACAACAGGGAAGTCCTCAAAGAGGTCTAAGTCAACTTCCGGTTTTACGTGCGGTGGTATTTCTCCTCGAACGTGGGTAAATAAAGGCTGCGTCGTATCAAAGTGATCAATGCTACCCTTCTTGTGTAGATCTGCGTAAGGCAGTATGCCATAGCCTAAATCTGCGTCAACGTATGATATGTCTACTACGTTGATAAGGGGGTTAATATCTCTGGAAACCTGTTTTAGCTGGGTAAAGAAAGTCTTATTCTTCTTAGTAGCTTCATGATTACCATCATAGATAATGGTTGGTATCTTTACTCCACGAATGAACCTGAAGTAAAGCTCCAACTCTTCCATATTCGGAAGACGATCAAAGAGATCGCCTCCGATTATGTGCATATTACATTCTTTCTCTAGCTCATAGACTTGATCAAAGAACATTTGATAACGGTTTGTAGCCCACTTAACTGGGACATTCTTCTGCCCCAGTTTGATGTGCCAGTCAGCCGTAAATAATATCATCCTACGTTAAACTCAGCGTCTAGTGCTTCGTCGTCAGTCTCGTTACCGATGTTACGAACACGATCTAACAGCTCTTTCTGAGCGTCGGCAGTTGGACGAGGCATAACGTCATCCATAGACTTTAGCTCAGCAATAGAGGCAAGTTCGTTTTCGGTGAGAGCACGAGGCTTACACTTCAGTGCTTGGAGTTGATACTCTACGTTGTAAGGTAAGGGGCCAGTCTTAACACGTTTAAAAGAAATATCCCAGCCAGTGTTAACGTCTGTAGGGTCGCCTAAGTCTTCTGCTGCAGTGATGATTTGCTCCCACAGCTTCTTCTTAAGATTTGCTACTTTGACTTTGCCATCGCTTGGGTCAATTACTTGACAAGCGTAGCTCCAGCCACATTTAAGATCAGGGTAGTACTCGCGAACCCAGTCTTGTTCTTTGTTGTTGAATCGCTCAGAGTCTCTGTCGAAAGATAAGCACTCCATAGGGATGTTTTTGTCGTTCTCTCCGCTGATCCAGTATACATAACGAGCAAGAATGTCGCCTACAACGCGCATCTTGTTATCGCCGTCTTTGTACTGAAAAGTTGAGATTGATGATTTTTGGGCTCCGCCCGTCTGCTTATTAAATGATAATGCCATTAGTGTATATCCTGTAGTGTGACTTCTTCATAGATCAAAGTTATTTCGTCTTCTAATACTATGAGTAGTCTGTTGTCGTTAAGTTCGTCAAGAGGCACGGGACAATGTAGTGCTTCTAACGTAGTTTTTTGTGTGGTTATATATTCTGCCGTGCTTCTTAGCGAAGCCAAAGCATAATAAATAGCTAGTTCTTTTTGTGTATACTTATATGCGTGGTACAGGAGCAGATCTCCATGTAGAAGAAAACTGTCCCCTTTAAAGTTTCTGTAAGAGTATTTATAAATACGGTCAAACTTGTTGCGCGGTACTTGTTGCTTTATTAGCATTTCCATTATCGTGGTGCAAGTCGCAATATTCCCGTTTGCCGTATCAAAAACCTTTTTCCAATCAAATAAGAGCATAATTATACTATCTTTTAACCAAGTTGTCAAGTATTATTTTTTTAAAGGTATTTCATTTCCCAACCCTGCTTCATATAGAACCCAACACGATTGGAGGCTTGTTTTCGAGCCGTATTTCCCCTCAAGTGTATGTCTATTATAACAGGATCTATCTTACCTTCCTTTTTGCGAATCACTCGTCCCACAAGCTGTGTGAGTAGTGGCTCATTGTTCACAGGCGTACCAAGTATTAAGCAGCTTAGAGTGTCAACTGATATACCTTCGGAGAAAATTGCCTGCGTTCCGTAGAGAACATTTGCGTCCCCGTAGAGAATTTTGTCTATTAGCTTTTCTCTGTCCTCAAGAGATACCTCACCTGTAACACAAACCGCTTTGTCTCCAGTCAAATTAGCGCAGCTCTTTAAAAAGCTCACTCGATCACTTACTACTAAGACTTTGTGCCCTCTTGCGGCGTAGGCCGCAGCAAGCATTGATACTGTGTGCCTATATTCTTCATCATTTGACAGTGCAGTAACTCTGTTTGCCCAAGGTATCCTAGCACCATCCATAAAACGTATTTCGGAGGGTACAATGTGTATTTCAGGGGTCATATAGTTTTCTTTCGGTGGTTTAAACAGAGTATTACCAAAGTAATCTCTGAACACAACGTGTTTACCGTCTTTTCTTTCTATAGTCCCAGAAAGCCCTATCTTATATCGACAATAGTTTGTATCGAGTATCTTACTAAAGGTAGGACTACTAACATGGTGCATCTCATCTAGTATGATAGTGCCAAACTCTTTACGAATCTTGTCTATGTTTCGGTACAAACTTTGTGTATTCCCAATAACGATAGGAGCATCAAGTTCGAATCTACCACTGCCTATGATCCCAGCCGTAATTCCAAATACTTTTTCTACTTCTTTAGCCCACTGATTACGCAATGAGACAGTATGGGTAACAACAAGTGTTTTTTGACCTAACTTACCTGCTATTGCAAGACCTGTAAAAGTCTTCCCCCAACTGACCCATGCGTTGATTATAGCGTTGTCTTCGATTTCGTCATATACTTTCTTCTGGCTTGCTCGTAACTCGAACTTAAACTCAGGAAAGTCCACAGGCTTACTAATACGCCTATCAACAATTTCATAGTGCTCAGGGATCAAATCCATGCGCCCTATCGGTAAGGATATTAAACCATTACGAATAATACCCATATTCTTGATCATTTCTGGCGGATCTAATGGATTGTGCGTGGGAATAGCATAAGTAAGTTCTTTATCGATCTTATTCTGCAATTCAGCACTGCAATCCATGTAAATTCTGTGGCTTATGACTGCTTTCATAGGTCTAGTTCATTCTTTGCAATAATATAGGTTTTAACAAACTCAGACCGTACAATGTCTTCTACCTCAAACTCAATAAACGTAAACTCTTGCATACGTTTTAGAATCTGGAAGAAGTCTTTAATACCATTGCCTTTTAAGTCTGCCTGTCTAAAGTCTCCGCAAAAGATAATTCTACAGTTCTCTCCCATACGGGTAATAATAGAATCTAACTCATGGAAAGACATGTTTTGACACTCGTCAATAAGAATAACTGCATCTCTGAGTGTAATACCTCGTATAAATGAAGTAGTCATAAACTCTACTAAGCGTTTTTGTTTCAGTATCTCATAGGCATCGCCTCTACCGAACAAATCATTAGCAATATCTTTATAAGGCTCTTCGTATACAGAAGCTTTTTCCTTCTCTGTGCCTGGCAAGAAACCGATGTCTCTAGTTGGTACAGCACTGCGTATAATTACTAGTTTTTGAAATTTATACTTAATCATATCATCAAATGCTAGATAAGACGATATAAAAGTCTTGCCTGTTCCTGCTAATCCATGCAGTACTAAGTGTTGGTTTGATTCAAAGGCCTTTAGTTGGTTGCGTGTTAAAGGTTCTATTTCTCGCAAGTCAAAATTAACGCTTGATAAATGTTTCTTTTTCTTAGGCATATTATACTTTCTTTCTGGTATCTTTGAGTTTCATTTCTGAATACTCGTAAAGCACCCACGGCAGTCCATGCAAGTGCAGAATCCCGGCCCAATTATATCCATCCTCGGGCGGGCGTGGCACGGTAAAAGGGCTGTTGTGGCCCTTTATCCATATTAGTGAGGCAGATTCTTTCTGCTCCACTCTTTTAATTTTTACATACTTCAATTGTGCAAATACAGTCTTCTCATACATAAACGGCCTACCTGCATTATCTATAAAGTGCTTGGTGCGCTGCTTTAGTATTCCATTGTAAGAAGAAACCATTCTTTTTAAAGGGAAAAGATCCTTATGAGGGGTTTGCATACGCCTAGCCCCTAGAGTTTTTCCTTCTTGATTTTTATCGTCTAATACTTGGTCTTCAAGTAGAAGTAAACCATCCTGTGTATCCCAAAACCCTGAAGGAATTAAGAATACAGGATACTCTATAAGTTTTCTAATATTATGATAGTTGATCACCATACATTTTCTCGAACTTTCCGCCTGAATAGTCTTGGTGAATAATCTCAAAGTCACAGCCTACAGGAGTGCCAGGAATAGATAAGCCTCTATCCATTTGTACATACTCTGCAAGTTTAACCATGTACTCCTCTACTTCATCATCTGGTACTTCTGCTAAGATAGAATCGTGTACGAGTGCAAAGATGCGTGCTTTCTTGCCTTTCGCCTTAATCCATGAACTCATATCAATAGCCCCTAAGAGGTTAATATCAGAAGCAGCAGACTGCACCAGAAAATTAAGACCAGACCTAACGCTATGGCTCTGGATGCCTTTGTCTGTCGATGCGACATTTGGTAATCTCCTTTTTCTTCCGAAGAAACTGTAAATGAACCCATTTTGCATAATGAACTTTTTGTTTTCTTCAATCCATGTCTTCAGCAGGTGGAACTCTTTAAAGTAGTCATCAATAACATCTTGAGCATCTTGTTTAGAGAACGGGGTACCACTATTTTTTGTAACTTCTTCACTGATCTTATTTGCACCGGCACCGTACATAATACCGAAAGTTACAGCTTTAGCAGCCTGACGTTGCATACCATATAGGTCAGCTACCTCGCTAACGTCACAAGGTAGCTTAAATACTTTGTGTGCAATCGCAGAGTGGAAGTTACCACCAGACTTAAACACTTCAATCAGTGCCTTATCTTTTGCTAGGATTGCTGCAACATATACTTCTGCAGTTGTTAAATCCATTGCAACAATCTTGTGTCCAGGTGCCGCTTTGATACAGCCTTTTACAATAGGGTTATCCCTAGGAAGCTGCTGCATATTAAGTTTACCACTAGAGCTGAGACGGCCAGAAGTAGTAGTATGGAGATTGAATCCAGTACGTAGTCTGCTATCACGATCCAACTGAGGAAAGATTTTGTCCAGATAAGTATTTTTAATTTTTGACTTCTGTCGTATAGCAAGGATGAGTCCGGGTACCTCGGATTGGCTTGCCAACTCTCCAAGAACTTCCGCGTCTGTGCTATTTGCTCCTGTGCCTGTCTTTTTTCCAGTAGGAGTAAGGCCCAAGAAATCAAATAAAAGCTGACGAAGCTGCATAGTACTATTAGGATTAAAATCTTTTCCATTTATTGCCTCAAATTGAGCGATTGCGGGGTCTCTGTATAGCGTAGCAATGGCTTCGTCAATCTGCTCTTGCATGAGCAACTGACC